CATATTGTAATATTGTTCATAGATTGCAAATTGCGTCGTATGATATCATTGTCTCTATCGAAAGCTTTAATAGTTTGTGAAAACCATTGAAGAAAAAGATTAACATCGTTTGAACTGAAAATAATCTCAGTGGCGGCACCTTGAGTACCATGTTGATCGGCTTCAGAAGGTGAAACTTTTTTGACCACCCAGTCCCAACTATCCTGGTAGCCAGGAACGGTGGGAACTTTAGTCGAGTCCAGCATGCCACTACCATCATCACGTTGATATTCCTTTTTTACTGTGGGCACAATAATATAAGGAAAACGTCTGCGAGCAGCGGCAGGACAAGAAAAGTACACATGGGCATTAAGATGCTCAGTATTAGTAGTGGCCAAACAAAATCTCGCTTTTAAAGGCGTACGACCTTTCTCGTCAAGGGAAGCTTGATCTGGCACGAAGGGAACTGAGTTCACCACTTGCAAAAATTCAAGAACAGAAGGATCACCATTGGCTGCTTTGTTAGGGTTCATAAAAGCAACATCATCCAAGACAACCGTATGCATTGAAGTGGAAAAACCATCCCAAAACTTTGCGGCAGGATTTCGCGTATATACGAAATGATCATCCAAAGGAAGACCTTCTGTTTTCGCAAAATGTTTGCAGAGCATGTCCTTAATAGATGATTTTCCAATCCCAGAAGCACCACAGACCAAGACAGAAAAAGGAGCATCTCTGCTCTCTCTAGCTGCCTGTCTAGTTGTCAACTCAGAATCAATCAAATAAAGATTGGAAAGACTCTTACGTATAAAACGAGATTCTGAGGCATCAAAATCTTTCGAGTGCCGCAAAATTGCTTCACCCTCTTCTACCGTTCGAGCCAAGTTGGCACGAAACTCAAATTCGGTAAAACCATGAGCTTCTGGATTATGCATCAATTGAGATTGTCTTTGAAGCAACTCACTAGAGTCAAACCACTTCTGATAGGTCATTTTATTATGTAAAAAACCATCAAAATTACCAGTACGATAAACATAGATTCCTCTTTCACAAATGAAAGTAGTGAAATCCAATATTGTGTGGATAAAACCAGTGCGAGAATTGTGCTTTTTCTCGAGAGCCAGCTTTTCAAATTCCGTATACCCGAAAGTCTCGAAATTAACGCCAAACTTATCCAATATGGAATGAGAAAGAACAAAAAAGACAAGTTTTTTCATTTTCTTATACAGTGGAGAATTTATAATCCCCTCAGTGAGAAGAAAATTAGACCTCAACATAGTAAAAAATTCCAGAGTATCCAGGGATTGTGGAGTCAAATCGTCTATCAGAACTTCTGACTCCTCCTCTCCCCTAGCAAACTCAAAAAGATCCAAATCCATGAATCTCTTCAAAAGGGAACCACTCAGATTCATTTTAGCAAACCTAAGAGAGCTTGTTAAAATATG